GTCGTTTTGGTGAGGTATGGTTACGTTTTAGAGACGTAACAGCTCTGAGAGCTTAGCCCACGTCAACAACCAAGTGGTTAGTTGGCTTACATGCATCGAATTCCGTTAAGAATTCGGGTCTGCGGTCGAAAATGGGCCGTGGGAGTGGAGCACGTGAGGGTCGTGCACTACGTTTAAAAGTTGAGGGAAAAGCGGAGAGCCCGTTCAAGGGTCCTGTCCAGCGCCCACGCGTTAATAAATCCCATCCCGGTGTATCGCAAGATACTATTAATGAGGGCTTATACCCGGGGAAAGGTGGAACTGATTGGGATATTGCAAACATCAAAAATTCCAAACAGCTAGATGCCATGCAGAGACGCATCATAGCCGCATTTGACAAAGGTCTATGTACTGATAAGATGTACATTGCTGCTATCCATGCTTTGATTGCGAAAGGTAAGCAATTAGAAGCACAGCTTAGTAAGGATAGCAAACACTGCTTTTTGTGTGGAGGCATTCATTTTGCCCGCAACTGCAAGTTAGCTAAAACTTATGACGACGAAGAGTTCTCAGCTTTTCGTGACGCACCCGAGGACGACAGTCCCGGCACTGTTTTGTCTGCCATTGATCTGAAAAGACTGGCAGACTTACAATCTGACGATGTCAGTGCGGATGCTGCCAATAATCTGGGACCTGTGCCTGCCTACGTTGTCGTAGATGAGGAGCAGGGGCATGAGCGAGCCGAATTGCAGCGCCAAAGGGCACATTTGCATCAGCTTGCTAAAGCCAAGAAGCGTTCCAGAATTCAGAACGCACCAGTGGTCGGTGAAAATTTTTCAAGAGCCAATAATTCCACTGTGGGTAAGAAAGACCCTGATGATGACGTAGACGACAAACCTCCAAAAGCCGTCATCGATGAATCAGAATTGGAAGCTCTTGTGAAAGAGCTCGCAGAAATGCCGCCTCCGCTTCCTGCAAAGCGTGCTCCAGTTCCAAAGAAAATCGTGCTCAAGAAAGTTCCACCATTGCCATCACGTGACCCTCGCGTGGCTGAAGTTGTGTGGACGGATCGTATCCCGCCGCCCCTTCCTGTAGGCGGCGGTCGTCCGCCACCGCGTGGTCCCCGGCTCCCTGAAAAGGTTGATGACGTGCCACGTAGTGATCTTACTCTTGAATTAGCAGCTGATCGCGAGCTAAAAGAAGATGGTAAACCCATACTTCCAGCAGGTTTAATTCCAATTGCAGCATTGGGGGCTGCGGAAGGTCGTGAGCTTAAAGATATGGCCCACAAGGTGACGTCGGTTGCACGCCGGCCCACGAAGAGTGATTTACCCGATGAAGGCGATTTGCATGTGCAAGCAAGCGTCTTCGGATTTCAACCGTTTGCAGATTATGCGCCACTTCCCATTGTTGTGAAGACGTCGCTGCTTTCCTGGTTTCTGTTGTTAGTCCTGATTTATCTCGGTGTAACTGCTGTCGAAAATGACTGTGAATACTTGCGACCCAGTGTGTGTCCATCCTTCAGTCTCATCTCCATGCTTAGGGGTGAAAGCATCGACAGTTCCAATGCTTGTAGAGTGCTGCGTTATGCGCCTTTGGACTTTGGACTCTTCAATGAGCAAATCAGCACGTGGCGACCTTTCTCCAACATGGTTAGGTCGCATTATTCGGAGTGGCAAAAGTGCCAAGCCGATCACGTCTTGCCGTTGGAAATTCGGCATTTACTCTTGAATTTTTCTGCACGCGAAGTGTTCCTACTGACTTGTTTTATTGTGTATTTTTATTTTATGCGACGAACCACTTGGTATACACCTTTGGAAGAGTTAAACGAACGTCCTGATTATGACGTTCGGGATTTGTCTCAAATGTCACGCCCTGTGACTTTTGCAAGACCTCTTTTTCGCAAGTTTAGAGTAACTGAAATGTCCGGCAATCTCTGGGTAGACATAGGTCTGCTTTTAAGAGGTCGCCTCCGTCGTGAAGTTGTGGTTTCGATGGAGTTGTTCGTTGCGTTATGTGCGGTCAGAACACAGCTGATTGCCAATGACGGTAAGACCTTACGAATCGGTCTCGTCCGTAACGCCGAGCTAATGGACCAGTTGAATTTGAATCGTTATGTGAGTGCCTTGTCTAAAGTGCACCTAAATACGGTCAATTTGGCTTATCACTACTTGATGTCGGAAGAGCGACACAAGTTGGACCTTTTCTAGAGTCCGGTAATTGTTTGGTGCTCTACGGGTACTACATTGATGAAGTAAAGCTTGCTCAGAAGCCGAAGGATATTGCTGCTATGGCAATTCCCTACATCTTTCCAGAGGTGAAGTTCAATGTGTTATCCGCTAAGCGTGGGCGACGTCAATTAGTTGCAGTGTCTTTGGGGTGTCACGCACAAGGTGCGTGTTATCCTCATCCTGTGATGAACGACGCCTATTCCACAATTGCCGGTGCAGCGACGCGCTTAGCGCTGCTAAAACCCCCGTTTGACCGCTCGCTCGAAGCGGACTTACGAAGATTCGTCCAAGCATGGTGTGATTATTATGTGCAACCACTCGCATATGACACCGATCTCAGTGTAGAAGCTTGGCTACCAAAGACTGCTTATAGTGCCATACGACAGCAACAATTGCTGGAAACCGCACATGGGCCACGACCAAAGCGCTGGAGATGCGCTAAGTCATTCATCAAAGACGAATTTTATCTTGAGCCGAAGGCGCCTCGTACAATTAATTCGCGCTCTGATTGGTTTAAAACGCAAGTAGGCCCGATTTTTCATGCCATAGGGGAGAAAGTATTTATGTTACCCTTCTTTATTAAGCATGTGTCGGTTGAGGAACGCGTTGATCATATCATTGAGCAGATTTCGCTTCTGGGAGCTGAAATCGATGAAACTGACTTCTCCAGTTTTGAAGCCCATTTCAAAAAGTTGATTTTGGCTATGATACCTCACGCTGTGTATCGTCGTTATTTGGTTAATTTAGTTTATCGTATTGTCGTACAAGTTTTCTTCCAATATTTGGAAACTGTGATCGAAGGACCGCAGAAAATGTACTTTAAACAATTAATCTTGGATCTTGTTGAGGCCGAATTATCAGGGGAAATGTCTACATCATTGACAAACTCATTGACGAATCTCATCTTATACTGCTGGCTCTTGGCTTTGAAATATAAGCGACCGGTTTGGGAGATTCGTGGAGTTTTTGAAGGTGATGATGGTATCAATGCACGCGACCCGCACATGAAGTTGTCACAGGACGACTTCAAACGTGTTGGTTTTGAGTGTAAGATGAAGACTTCGACTGCTAAGTCAGGTACGGATTTCTGTTCCCTCATCTTTGATGAGGTTGAGCGGATTCCGATTACAGACGTAATAAAGGCATACGTCAAGTTTGGTTGGGGCACAGGTGGTTTTGTTCGGTCGAATAGATTGCGCAAGCTTGAGCTTCTGAGAGCCAAATCTTTTTCCATGTTGTTTCAATATCCTGGTTGTCCAGTTCTCTACGAGCTTGCTCGTTACGGGCTGCGAGTGACTAAGTTTATTTCGTTGACTCGATTTTTTCGTCGTAATTCGAAAATTGAACCTCATGTTATGGAAATGTACCAACAAGCATACGCCAAACGTTATGAGCTAGAAAAGCTAGTATTCAAGGAGTGCCCTCGCACTCGTGACTTGATTCATCAGAGGTTTGGGCTCAGTGCAACTGAGCAGGTGGCTGCAGAGTCGTACTTACGTGGATTGAACACGTTGCAGCCTCTCACCGCGATCAATACGTGCCATTTACCCAGAGCTGCTGTGAGCTCTTGGAGTGAGTGGGTACGCAGCGTGTCTCGCGATGACCTCGTTAGTGATAAACATCCTGATCTTCCTATCAACAGCCGTTTTGACAATTTTGGTTCAGAATGGTGGGATAGACATGGGGACCAGGTCACTTGCGGCCGAATTAAAGGCCGGTCCATATTCCAAGGTGTTTGTGTTTAACCCTTGTATCTCTAGTAGCCGCGCAGTAGGCAGCGTAAATACCTGATTAGGATGAGAATACGTTCTCTGCCCGAAGTTAGGTTGAAGCTGTGAAGTCCAGGAAAGAAATTGTTCGCTCAATAGCTGAACTCCTCGGCCTCTCGTAGAAATACTCTGAATGCGTTGACGGTGGTAGCGCCCGTCCTTGGTAAGCAATTTTGGATTTTCCTTCGTCCTGATTTGACAGTTAAGTTGCCTGGCTAGTTGATGCCGGGAATCATTCAATCTTAACACATTGATGCACAAGGAAGACTGGAAGTCCCAGTATAATGGTAACTCGCGGAACCAACCGCTAGAAATAATAGGGTGAGGTTGTCGGAAGCCTTGATTTCCGTGACTATTGCGCTTCAAAATGAAGAGCCTAAGGAGCTTGCGCTTGGAGTCTCTACTACTAACTACCCAAAACGGTGGCGCCTCGGAGCGTCTTAATAAGTCCGTGCTAAATCCAACTATTGCCTCTATGTGCACGAGTTGGAACACCATAGTGTTTAAAATACAAGCCTAACGACTGCACGGGTAGAGTTCTCGCAACAAAGGTTGGCGAGCTAACAGTGTGAGGTACAGTCTCTGTTTTGTGGTTTCAGGGCACATGGTCAAACCACGACCCAATAATCGTGCAAAGGGTGCACGCCGTGCTCGACGGAATTCGCGCAAGAACGTTCAGCGTATGAACCAAACTACGCGCATGGGAGATGGTCCCAAGCAAGGAAGACCCGATCCGAATACTGGGACTGTCGTTCGTACACGATTTCCCCGGATTGGAATGTCTGACTTACGTAACCATACGATCTCTTGGATCGCTGGCTATACGTTTGTCGGGAATGGCACTAATGGTGCTGCCAACGCCGTGTTGTTCAAAACAGCGGCAGGCACATACATTATGGGCAATGCAGGAAGTGGCAATTTGGGCGGTATCCCAATTTTGCCAGCGGACAGTCAGGTCGGAGCGACCTATGTCACTGACGTGGAGAAACACTATGCGCGCAAGATCATCAAGCGCATGTGGATGCACGTCGTGTCCCTGCAGCCGAGCACGAGCAACAACATGATGGCAGTTGTTGCTCCTGCGCGCGGCCCTGGTCTCGCAGAGCAGGGCATTGCCGAGCCCTTGGCGACAGCAACGGTCGTCAGCCAGACGCTGACGAATGTGATGTCGATGGATGGTGCGATGACAGTCGATTCGTTCGAGACGAAGACGATTGAAATCACGCGCTTCATTGCCGGTGGTTCCGGCGCCAAGCAGAACGAGTTTGAGATGCAGTACGGCGCCAATGTTGCGAATACTGTTCTCGTCTCGGGAGCCGCACCGGACACGGACCTTATTGGTCTGTGTCCTGCTTCGTTCATTGTGTCAGGCAACAACACAACGTCGGGGCTGCAGAATACTGCAGTGCATGCAATTGTTATCGAGCAGCAGATTGATCTGCTCGATTACATTGGTGGCTCCTCCCTCTATCAACCTGTCGGTGTTTCGTCGCGTGCGACGACGAGTAGCAGCTCGACTGACGACGTCCTATCCGCACAAGATGTTGTGGATGTTGCGAAAGCGCGCGCCTTGTTGGAGCGCGTTCGATTGTCAAATGCCGTCTGAGAAAGTCCTCTCGACGTTATGTGAGTGCACGACACGGGGTTATTTCTGGTAAACCTGGCTAAGCAAAACTTTTGAAAACCTTGTCAGTGTTTGGTTAAAACACTGGGCTGGTTTGTGGGGCGTCCACTTACATGTTTTCCGGTTTGTACGATAACAATGCGGCGGGTTATGTGTTAGGATCCGTTATTCCTAGTTACAAGACGTGAC